ATTTACAGCGGGATAGGCTTTGGGTTTACTACAAACTTTTGCTTGTGGCCGTGAAGTGGGCAAGTGTTGTCTATAAAAAACAGTATCTTGCCGTTTACTTCTATCCCTGCCCCACTGTGGTTGTCCATAACAGGGCATGTACACCCCTGGTCAATTGCTGCTTGGCTGCCCGGTGTTGGTAGTTTCTCGCTCATTATTTCCCTTTCAGTAGGTAGTTATTGTTGATACATTTGAAGTGGCTGCCGTCATCTCCCTTGAAAACGACCCCTTCCCGCTCATTGCCATTGTCTGTTTTACCCTCTGCAAACTCTAGCATTTTGGGCAAGGTGTCTAGGTCTTCAAATATCTTCCAACGCCCCAAAATAGGAACATGCTCAAGCCCAAGTATTGTGCACAGCATAAGCCTACGCTCTGGTGATAGAAACTCTTGCTCAGTAATATCCCATACCCGAAACACTAGGAAGCGGTATTTGCTATTTTGATCACGATTCCCATTAATACCTGGACCAACAAGTTCACCTTGTATTGCTAATGATACATTATAGGCTGCCATCTTCTGCTCAAGTCCAAGCTCTAGCAAAGGTGCCATCCACTTGCTGTCTGTATTCTTTTTCAATCTAAAGTTACGAGAACAGATTTGAAATGGGTCATCGGGGAAGTTCTGGCGATCAAAGATAACGGTCATGGAACTACCATCTGCCTTCTCGGTAACTTCATAGTAGACATCTTTCTTAGTCTCGAAATAATCTACTAGGTTCTGTATGCGTTCTTCGTCTGTCTTGGGTACAAACGAAGGGAAGCTGCCAGCACTATCAGCACCCCCGAGTAGTGGTGGGTTGTATCGCTCGTTTACTTCATCATAGTGTTCGACAAGTAAGCTAGTGGTAAAATCTTCCCCGTCGTCGTATATTTCAGCGCAAATGCCTAGTTTACCTGCGTGAATAACTAGCCCCTGCGAAATAACCCCACGCAGTTTGATGGTTTTCAGTCTATAGCATTCAAATACCACTTTATCGCCCGATTTGAATGCCTTATAGCAACGACTGCGGAGAAATTCAAATGGTGACAATATAGGCAGTGCAGAATCTATCTCAAAATAAATAACCCTATCTCCGACAGCATATTCACTCTTTGCCACCACCACTTCCCAGCCAAGGTTCTTCATTTTGGCAACAGCAAGATGGTCACTATTTTCGATAGGTGTGATGGATTCTATTGTGCGTAATGTAGCTAATTTTCTCATTGTTTCTCCCGTTAGTTGTTATAGGCCAATAAAGTGTTCTGGTCTGTATATAGCAAAAAAGTCCTTAAGTAGCATGGCGCAATAATGAACTGTATCTCCCTCTACGTGTACTTCCCCCCGAATATGCTTTCTATACTCTGGTGAAGTTCCCATTAAAGGATGCCCTGCTAACCACTTCGACATTATGACTATTGGTTGTCTGCGGTCTCGTTTGCAAATAAGTAGGAAGTAGTCTGTGTTCGCCAATTTACATGCAGCAAGTACCTGTTGTAAGAATTTATAGAACTGCGTTGTATGCGGGGTGGCTGAATCTAGCGTATCCATTACAGACCAATTTTTATAGCCCCGTTTCAGTTCTATTACGACTTTTGATACTAGTGGTTCGCCTATAGAATCAGTGGCAGTAATATCTCCGTATTGGTTTGCGGTTGCTTTCCCTTGCTTGCCTCTAACGGTTGCTCTACCCCCAGACATAGAAGACCGCCAGAAAACATCATCCCGTTCACCATCAGTCCACCAAAGCGAAAGTTGTTTACTAATATCCCGCTCAAATGATGCCCCTTTAGCAATACTTCACCTCTACTTTGCTAATGTTATCTTTCATAGCGACATGGAATACTCTATCGGCACTCTCTGTTAGCTCTGGAATGTGGGTTACTAGAATGATTTGGATGCCCGTTTTATCCGCTACATCTTTCAAGAAACTAATCGCCCTACCACGGAATTCTTCTGATATACGGGTAAAGGGTTCGTCTAGTAGTAGGATTTTATGAAGTTGTGGACGTAGGACTAGCACACTAACACGCAAGGCAAATGTAAGTAAATCTGCCATTCCGTGCCCCCTGCTTTCGAGAGGGTCATACAGTACACCATCTTCCTCAATGAACATATCTACAGAAACCCCTACTTTTTGCTTATTGAAAACTACACGAAAAGCAAGGTTCTTCTCTGGAAATACGTCGTTCAATGCGGAAGTACAAAGCGACTCTAGCGCATCTTTTAGCTGATTTTGGAGCGATTCGGCGGCAGTCTGTAGTATAAGTTTAGCTTTGTCGGCTATATCTGCTAACTGCGATGCTTCTTCTCTTTGGTCGATCAGTTGTGCCACCTCTGATGCTAACTTCTCTCGAAAGAACATCAGTTGGTTATATTCTGTTATGCTATTCATCTAGGATTGATTTCGCTTTGGTGATGGCGGTTGCAAGCTTCTCTAGTTCTACGTCCATCTCTGCTTCGAGCTTGGTGACTTCTTGTTGTAGGCGACTGATTTCTGCGTCTAGGTCTTTTTCGTCTACACCTAACTCTTGTAGTTGCCGTAGGACTTCCTTTCTTGCTCCCTGATGCCCTGCGATCTCTTTGTTGATTTCTTCTGCTTGTTGTTTTAGCTCGTTGTATTTATCTATTCTGCTCATGGATTACTTTGTTTGGCGGGCCTCATCTATGCACTGATAAACCATATCCCGTACAGGCTTATCAGCGTTGTTTGTATTAAGAACTGCTGCAATACTCTTATCAAAATCCAAGGTATCTGTTGTAGCGGTTAGAAGCTGATCGGCAAATGCAAATAGTTCTTTGTCTCGAAACTGTTGAATATACATTTCGGTTCTGTCTACTGCTTCCACGTCTACCGTAAGTTCGTGCCTTTGAACAGCGACATCATTTCCATCCACTTCGAAATACCAACAAGACGGTTTATATAGGCGTTCTTTGACTGACGTCCTAAACACTGGCCCAACGTTTAACCAAACCCTACCGTCATGGTGTTCATAAATAAATGATTTATGGAAGTCACCTGAAATAATTAGGGGGACGTTTTTGTATTGCTCTGACTCTATAAGCTGTTTGACATCAGTATTTGCTGCCCATGGAGAATCATCGTCGAGAGATACGGACTGATGAACAATAAGGGCTTTTGGTGGTGTCGGAAATACGTGTGATTCCCCAAAATGAAGCCCTGCGATTTCCCCGTCGAACCCTAATGGTTTAGCATCCAACATAGATAATGGGGAATCAAAAAAGTTCTTCAGGTTGTGATAAGGTAAATCATGGTTTCCTGCAACGTAGTAACTATCTACACCATGGAGGGCATTATTTACATCAATCACTAGCCGATAACCAGAGTTCCAGTTATCAAACATATCCCCCGCAATGTATAGGTTTGTCTTGTGTTGCTGGGTAATACGGACAATTTCTTCCAGTTTACCCAATTGAATATCATACCAGTCGTCATCTTTTCTGCATACTGGGCGCTTTCGGCACAAATGCACATCCCCAATAACCACACCATTTACCATGTTTCCTCCATTGGACTATTGCAAAGTGGGCACACCTTGAATTCTGCTAACCCATCTTTTATGAGATTTAGTCTAGTTTGTGCCACGACTATCTTTTCATCAACAACACGCAAAACATCGGCACGGCTGACTAGCACGCTTTTCCTGTCTGACAATAGCTTTAAATTTGATGTTGTATTGGGAACGGGGATAAGTGATGGAATTGTTTTTGCTAGCTGCTTCTGGATAGCTACTAACGCCCTGCTCTTCACCCGTAGTGGTATAGTATCAATATAGCTGGGAACCAAAATGCGGCTTGGTATCTGTGTTGAAAGTGTTGCCCTGATTTTGGATAGTACACGAATGCTAGTTTGTTCTTCGTCTGTGTTAATATATTTCGGAATAGCGATGGGAGCGGGGATAGCTTTGGATAGCTGTGTCTGTAAACTAACTAGCTGACGTTGTTTAGTGACTAGGTCATTTGCTTGTGCGATTATTTCCTGTAGCCGCGCAATAATATCTGCTAGGGCTTTTGTGTCTACAGTTAGTTTCTTGTCTATCGCTTGTAACTTAGGCTGTAGTCTGCTTAGTTTTTCCAGCCCATCGCGACAGGTACTTAGCTCTGTTTCTAGTTTATTTATATGCACTACTCGGGCTTGCTGCGCATACAGCGTATCCAATGCCCCTAGTTGCGATTCTTTGGGGGCTAGCTGCTCGGTTAGGCTGTTTACGCGCTTAGTGTACTGTAGCGCCCTGCGGCGGGCAATAGCGGCACTTTCTCCAACCACAGACATACCTGAGAACTCATCCAGTAGTTTGCCACGCTCTGACGGTGTAGAGTGAAGCAAAAAGTAGGGGCTACTTTGCCGTTGAAATGAAATGCCTGCGTCGATAGAAAGGGCAGTGGATATTTCCGTAGGTACCGACACACCAACAGCATTGAAGACATCCCTGTCCAGGAGATATTGATTTTTACTGCCCTTTACCCGCTGAATTTCGGTACCATCATCTAATGTTGCTGTAACAAAAACATCCGTGTTTCCGTTACGAATAAAGGCGTTTCCAGTCGGCTTGTTTTCTGCCAAAAGGTAGATCGCGCGTATAATTGCGGACTTGCCACTATCAGTACAGCCAACGACAGCATTCACACCTGCCCCAAACTCAAGCAGGGTGTCTTTGTGGGATTGGAAGTTTTTGAGGTGTAGGGTTGTTATCATTTGATTATCTGTGCTACTTGCTTCATTCTGCGTTCACGGTTGCCAGTAATATAAGTAATTGCGGGCAGACACCTAACGTTCACACCAAGGAAATTAGTAAAACGACGGTCTATCTCCCACCGATACTTTACATCATTTAGTCGCTGGTCTTTTTCTTCTAGCTTGATGTGTGTATTGCCGTGTAGAGGGAAAAACAAAATATGGTCGATGTTTGCGTTCATCGCCGAAATCACGTCTGTGCTTGCAAGAAAGAACTCTTCTTCAGAAAAGACGGAATAGCTATACATCAAAGCATCTAGCGGGCTTCGGTCATGTATAACGTCGAGATGGTCGGCATACCGTGCTACCTGCTGCATAAGACTATCTAATATCATGCGTTGTGAATAGTCTTTAGCATCAGTATTCAACGGCAAATCCATGCTTTTTGCCATCTGCCTATATGTTGTTGTGGGGGTCTTATATGTTTTATAGACTCTCCGAAAATCTTTGATAAATGTGGACTTCCCCAAACAGTGCGTGCCAACACAAGCAATTCTCATTTATCCTCTTCTCTTGGAAGATCATCTTTCTTCATAGCCCTATGAGTAACCAACACCCAAAATGAAAGAACACTACAAACTATTGTAGCTACCCAAAAAATCTGAATTAGAAGCAAAAAAAACTCCGATAACGTCATAATATATATGTAGCAAAAGTAAGGGATTTCACTTGTTCTCACGAAGGTGACAAGTTCCGTGCTGGAAAGGACGCGGGGGACACACCACTATAACCCCACAAACAACACGTCTATCCTAACCCAAGGACACACTAGAATAAGTCAGCTAGATCGTCTACGTCATTAACGGTGGGCTGTACGATAGGCTTATCTGCCGCCGGAGCCGCTGTTGACGGAGCATCACTATCGGTGTCTTCCGCAGGGGCTTTGACCGCAGCAGTAGCCGCCGCTGCACCCAACATCGCCTGAAGCTCCTCATAGGACGTTTCAATTAGACATGCGTCTAGGTCTGCGGCCTGTGCCAGCAGTTCATCTGCAAGAGCTTCCTTTGCATCGGGGAAACGAGCATTGCCCAACCCGATAATATCACGCCCACCCATCTGCCCAGTAACGTCGAAACGCAAAGACAGATTCTTGCCGTCTTTGTCGGGGGACACAAAATACTCTGCACCCTCGTTGTCAGGGTCGTTTATTTCTTTTTGGAGTGCCCGCCCAAATGTGTGTGTGGACTCATCCAGCAACTGAAGCTTTTTCTCAGCATAGTTGTAGACGTTCATCAGTTCGCGTTCACGAGCCAGCAAAGCTCGTGCAGCATCGTTTTCACCACTAGCGTACAACTTTTGACGCTGCTCACAAACAGGGCACGGCTTGCGGAATGTCTTGTTCGGGCAAATGACCGATGTCCCGTTGATGTAATGCGTGTAGTAACGACGCTTGTACCAAACGGCGCCCACAGTATCCTCATCGGGGTTCCCACGGGGGTCAGTAATGGTATACGGCACCACACGTAGTAGCGTTTTCTTGCCGTCTTCCGACAATTTCATTTGAAATGGGGGCAGTGTAGTTGAGTACTTACGATGATTTCCACTCGCCTCCGCGGCGGCCTGCTTTTTGGCAGCTAGGCGTGCTCTTTCGACAATAGACATGGGCTTGCTCATTTTTTAGTTTCCTTTTGGAATTGGTTATTTTTAGATTCAAGTAGACGGTTTAGCATATCGCGTTTCTGATCAATCGCATACATGATTTGTGATAGTCCACGACGGATGGCAGAAATAATTAGTAGCTGCTCTTCTGCCTGACGATAACGAGGGTGTGAACGGTACACAGCCTCTGTGATTTGCATATTACGATGGCGGGTGCCCCGCAAGAAGTGCTCTGGTGACTCGATAAACTCAAGCACCAAGGTTGATTTCTCAAAGCCCAACAGCGCGGCTGCACGCTGTTCTTCAAGCTCAATCTCCATCAGTAACCCAGCAAAGTAGGCAGCGGTGGAAGGTAGAGCGGCTGCGTCTGCAAACAGATCAGATGTATCTATCTTTAGGCGCTCGTTGAACTCTGCCATAAGCTTGTCTAGCGTTTCTTCCGTATAGACTTTCTTTGGCTTTTCTGGCTGTATAATTTCTTCCATAGTTTTTTCTCTGTGTGTTGTTCCTTACTTATATATACCAACTCGGATAGCTGAAATCACTATTATTTTCAAACTATTTTACTGTTTCTCTAGCCAAGCGGAATAACAGCTTAGAACTAGACCAACGTTCCCCGTGTTGTAATAGTTGTCTTTGAAATGCTGTGCTAGCAAAAAGGCTCGTGGACTGCTCTTGCGTAGTAGGATAGCACGTAGGTAGCCAAGCATAGCCCGTCTAACGCCCTCTGGTTCAACTGTTAGCCCCCCCAATACTGTTGCGATCTCTTCCCATGTGCCCCCTTTGACGATCAGCCTACACAAATCAATAGCGACACTCTCCGCTTCATCGTGATACCCTGCGACCTGTAGCTGCTCTTCATATGGTAGCCCGATGACCTTCTCAAGCAATGACAATGCTCTACGCGGACTGCCATACCCAGACTTAGCAACATGGGTAATGACATCTTCGGATAATTCCAGCCCCTCTTTCTCTGCTACATTGGACACTACTTTCTGCATCTCTGCATCGGTAAGCTGCTGCACTCCAATGATAACCATGCGTGTTTTGATGGCGGTACATAGTTTACTCGGGTCGGTAGTAGTAAAGAACAGGTATGTATGCGATGGGCAATTCTCAACAGGCTTTAGTAATGCTTCTTGCGCATCATTTGTAAGTTTGTGTGCCTCTTCAAAAATATACCCCTGTGAACCCCCCATAGGAATAAACTCTAGGGTCTTCGCAAACTCTCGGACACTATCTATGCCCCGATAATCTGCGCTATTCTGTTCTATGACGTTTTTTAGCCCCAACTCTTTTGCAAGAATGTGCGCCATAGTCGTTTTACCGCACCCAGCATGTCCAACAAATAGAAATGTATGTGGGCGTTGCTGCTTTTTTAGAATGCCAGTTAGTTCAAGCTTGGCTGCTGTATTACCGACAATCTCTTTTAGGCTTTGTGGCCTATGTTTTCTGTATAGTTCCATATTTTTCTCCCGTTGTTATAAATTATAGTTAATGAGCGGTGTTTGAATGCTGGCTAACTCATGCTGTTTCCCGTATGTTTCTAAAATTGTACACGGACTCCCAAGTAGTTGTTGTTTTCTAGTAATCAGTAGGTCTTCAGGATAGTTCCTTGTTACGACTACGGACAAATCTTCGTTATTCACCCCAACTATGAGCAACAACCGACCACGCACATTTATCATATCCCTTAGAATGCCCTGTTTGATATACTTCAAATCCCACTCAAACCAATTGCTGATTCTGCGTTGTTGTGCATACGGCATGATGTAGCCCGTATCTTCTACTCTTAAATAAAATGGTGGTTTATATTGTGATGCTTGCTGGCTGCTTTCTACCCATATTCCGACAGGGACATCAATGCGTTTTGCGTATAAGTGTACATTTTTATTCTCGTATAAGTCAATCAGTACTTGTTTGATACGTCGTGAGTACCACCTTGTTTGCACCCCTTTCCGAAAATAGTCGTAAACATAATATACTCCATCCTTGATAAACCCGTCTAACCCAGGTGGAAGTAGATGACGTATTTTCCCAACTGTACGGGGATACTGAAACCCAAGCTCTTGCAAAGATTCAGTCAGCCAAACGCTATTATCTGCACCCCCTGTGATTCTGCGCACACCCCCCGATTTGGGCACCACATAACACGGGTAAACCATTTCGGATAATGAGGGCAGACGTAAAATGGGAGTTGTGGCCCTATTCCTCATCCAACCGCAATGCTTTTATACGCAGTGTAACTTGGTCTAAAGCCGCCCGTACTCGTGGAGTAATTATCATTGGGTCTACTTCACCAACAAATTCTAACAGTGTACGAGTCACCCCACATTCAACAATTAGCTCTTGAAGTATACCCAGCTCCTCCCCCTCATACTCGGGCAACAACCCCATCAACTCCCCAGCTAGACCCTCAATGCGGTCGTAAAGTTTCCCCGACATCTCTATTAGTGCTTGAAAATGACTCATGGTATTAATGACTCATGGTATTCCTGTAGTGCTACACCCAAGTCCAATGCCCGCTCAAAGGCAGCGTGTGCTAATGGTGATGCGAATGGTTGTGTTCGTCCATTTTCCCGCAACTGTTCCTTCCATACTTCTTGCAATTCCTCCATCATTGTCACCACCGGTGAATTACGCAACTTAGCATGCTTCTTGGGAGCGTTGGATTCAAACAGAAACTGTGATTGCTGTGCTGTAATTTGTTCTACCATTACTGTATTCCTTTAGTTTGTGAGTGAAAATTCTTTTTTATCATACCAAGATTTGCCTGGTTCTGCCACCTCGAACTCCATCGAGAACGGACAAATCATCCATTTCCAACGTGTTTTTAGTAGTTCAATCCCTTCCTGAAATAGCGTACAATACTCAACTAGATGGTCTTTATGCACTGTTCCTACTACGGAGTCATGGATTTGTAGTGCTGGTTTTGCTAATAGTTTGCGTGAGTTTATCTGCGCAAGGACGTACAAGCATAGCCATAAGTTGATGTGGCTAGAATCACCTTGTATTGGAGTATTGATCACTTGGTTTCTACTCATCGGACCCCATCTACGAAACCCAGTGAACATATCTACGTACCCGTTTTTCTGATAAGCCGCATAAGTAGTGTCTTTCCAGTTGTTATACTCCGGGAACTGCACCTTCCAGAAATGATTATCTGCATCTTGGACTGACTCGGTAAATGCTGCTTCCGTTTTTAGCCCATGTGAAGCAAGATGTGCAAATACTGGTGTGCCATCTACTAGTGTTGGGTTCTGTGCTTTGATCTGCTTCCATAGATGAGGCCCCGTTAGTTTCCAAAAGCTACCGTAGAAACTCCCAAATGTGTATGACTTAGTAATTGTTCTGATGGATTTACTAACTTGCTCAACTGGAATACGGAATATCTTGGTTGCAATATCTCTGTGCATATCTAGACTGCTATCAGAAACGTATGCAATTAGGTTCTTATCTAACGTATGACAAGCCGCACCCGATACTTCACACCCCTTCAAGTCTGCTTCTACTAGGCACCAATCTTTATCATGCGGAATAAATAGTTCCCGTATTAGTTTGCTCTGATCTTTGTCTCTGTTCGTTATGTTCTGGAGATTCGGATTAGAGCATGAAGTACGGAAGGTTCTAACACGATTTAGCAACATCTCGCAATGCATGGTGTTCTTATCGCTGACTTCCCGATCAAACTGTGTGTAGTAGGTTCCAGATGTTTTGTCGTATTTCTTTGCCCGAATAAATGGTTCAAGATCAGGAATGCCCAATTCAAGCAAGGTATCTGCATCTGTGGCTTTCGCTCCCTTGTCTGTTAGCTTCGGTGGTGTATGCTGTAGGACGTTAAACAGAATATTAGAAAGCTGGGAAGGGCTATTGAAATCAGTTTTAGCCCTATATGTTTTTTCCCACGTTTTGCATAAGTCTGTCTTACTAAACTCCATTTCTGCGTCTTGTCGTTCACGGGCAATATGAAGGCTATTTTTATGCATCTTAGCCAAATCAAACCCAAGCCCATTACTTTCCATAACGGAGAAAGCCTGTTGGACACGAGAAAAGAACTCTACCCCATATGTGTAAGATTCGCTGTGGGGTAAAACATTCTCCCAAGACTCCAAAATACGCTTCTGCCTGATATATAAACAGGCGGTATAATAAGCGTCTAATGCACCATATGTTAGCAATGGTTTTAGGGGGGCATTGCGTATATCGTTCTTTGTATTTGAAGTGGGGGACGTAATATAGGAATCAACCGTTGTAGAATAATTGACTACCCCAAAATGTAAAAATGCCTGAAACTTTAGCCCTGATGGTTGTGCCGAGTTTATACAGTGCGCCCCAAGGCATGTATCCCACACCCACCCACGAACTGGTGTATCAAGAATTACCCTACTCCACTTGTCTTCCATCTTGAGGTTGTGCGCTATTTTTTTGTACGCACGGTTAGATAGAAACTGTTTTATCTTTGGAGTATTCTGCTCTGTGACAAGGAATGAATATGCTTCTTTGCTGTCTACTTCTGCTATGGACATCGAATAAATAAAGTGCCCATCATCATAAGGTTTTAGCCCAGACGTTTCATAGTCGAAAGCGTAGTATTTATCAGTCTCCAGCTTATCCAAAATAGTATCATTTAGTACTATAACGGGCCCTGGAGTACGCTTATGCGGTTTAGTGGCAAGCTGTAGATGTGATTTTATGAGTGTATTTACTGCTACGTCTACAGTTTCTTCCACCCCATAAGTAGAGATGACGAAAGTATCCTCAAATGGAATACATGCCCCAGCACACTTACTTGCGGATAGCCCCTGAAAACCTGCCTCGGGAAAGATAGAAACAAGTGCATCTGTCCCTAGGCAAATCACAAATGATGGGTTCTGCTCCAGTACGGCTGCTTGTATGTTGCTTGCAAAAGACCTATCCCACTTCCCCCCACAAAACAATGGTAGCGAAAGATGCACTAGTCCATGGTGGGGAAAAGAGGAAAAGAGGGGATGTAGCAGACTATATACTTCCTGTTGGTTGCTATTATTGATGTCTGTAATAAACAATAGCGGATTATCTCCTTCCCGCACCGTTACTACAGCATCTTTTTCAACCAACACGGGATTTGCGTCTGCTACTCCCCGATATTTGTCTATATCGAATAGGAACATTTTATGCTCGCAGGGGCATCAGCAATACTGTGTTTCGCCCATCGAATGAAAACACTGGGTTTAGCCCTGACGGGTGAATCCACAATGTGCTACTAAATGTCAACACCTGCCGCAGATATGTAGGATTGAGAATAATAGTAGTCTCCTCTCCATCGCCACGCACTTTCACCCCGACTTCCCCTGCATATACCCCCAATGAACTATCCGCAGTAAAGGTGCATGTCTCCCCCTGTATTTTTAGGGTAACAGAGTCCCCGATGTTTGCCGCGTTTGCTAGCTCATCATCTATATTAGGGAATGTAATCTCATTGTGCCCTTCTTTTGAGGATTCAGTAGGGGCGATCATCTCGAAATTTGGATATACATCAGAACGCTTACGGATGGTGTACCGTGCATCTTCATCGGTCACAAATGTGATTGTAGTATCATCCTGATACCATCGGCGAACAGACAACGACAGCAACGCAGGTAACTGGGCAGAGTGGATGTCCATGTCGGGCAACGTCGTTTGTGTATTCCACCGAACAGCCCTGCGCCCATCTGTTGCAATCGCATAGAGCGTTCCATCTAGTGTCTCAAAGTGGATGTTAGCTAATGCCGCTCGACCTGCGTCGGGAGAAATAAAGGGCAGTGCCCGCTTTACTACTCCATACTACTCCAACAAAGCTAGCCCATTCTTCGTCCGTGACGGAGCCTTCTGGAGTGTAAGCATTATCAGATGGAGTCCCCGCACTCTCTGGCCAGAATCCACTAGGAGCATCTTCTAGCGACCATGTAGGAAGGGTTACACGTTGCCGCCCACTTTTGAACAACAATGCGCCACTACCATGCTCTGCGATGGTCGTGTTCTCCCCATCTACACGTGCAAGGAATTTAGCTAATACCGTTGGAGATACGGCTGCATTTAGGTCATGGTCAAGTTTTAGACTAATGCTAAGTTCCGCATTTGACGCTTCCACCCGCAAGTTCCGCATTTGACGCTTCCACCCGCCCATTGCGGAAGTAGACATTTGTTAACGCAGGCCGCACACTTTTAGCTACTGGCAGTAATGTGGCGATGGCTTGCTGTAATTCTTTTGTTTTAATGGTCATGTTTTTTCTTCACTCGAATTGATACTGTAGGCTTTCCAACCTTTTTGAACTGGTTGATTTCGGGATGTGCGACGGCGTATCCAACCAGTCCCTTTCCATCCCATGTCACTCTACCCTTATTATATACGACAAGCGCGGCAGATGTGGCGACAGATTCACCAATTTCTAGCACTTCTGATGTAATATCTGCCCTTATGATATCGAGATTTGTTTGCAACCGCTCTCTAGTCTGGAAATACTCATCAATGCCTGCTGAAAGAGCTTCGTCCACCTCTGGCGGCAGATGTTCCCGTAGTGTTGCGAGAATGGCTTGTGCCTGATCACCCTCCAATGCCGCTTGCGTTGTTACGTATTCTGCTACTTTCTTTTCTAGACTCATAATTACCTCCCTGTGTGTTGTTCCTTACCTGTATATACCAACTCGACCGCCTGAAACCACTATTATTTTCAAACTATTTTTAGCCCCCCGTCAAAGCCGCCCAGGAAATAGGAAATAACGGCTCAATCGCCGCCCCTAGAGCCCTAGCGAACTCCCGAGCCTCTTTTTGCGCTCCGGCCCCTATACGATTATTATACACGCGGGAAAAGAAATATAGGCTCCCGGTCCAGTAAACATTCGACATCGTATTCAGCGGCAGCACAATTCTCGCCTGCTCCGGACAAACGCCCTCCCTGCGTAGGGCCCGATATATCTCCAACGAGCTTTTAGTAGCGATCTCGAGTTGTGTTGCAGGCCAAGACTGATACAGCATATCGCGCCCGCTACCCTGCTTATTAGATGCTGCGCGCCTACGCCAGGACCTAGGCTTCCAGAACTCCGGATCGCTGTCTATATACCGGCGCGACTCCTCGGACCACACCCCGCCAACCTGATGCTTAACCAGTTGCCTCGCCAGAAATATAGGAATCGTCATACGGATCGATATATGAGGGTGCGCGAAGGGAGTAAAATGCTGCGGCTCTCTCTTGAACTCCCGCATACAGTCCTCGTTGTCGCAGTGTTTCAGATTGTTGCTATACACCCCCATCTCATGCGAAGTCAGCCCATCCGCAAGCATCCGTATCAAGTCCCTATCCCGCTCCGTAATCTCGGTGGATTCCTTAGCGAATGACACCCGCGCGGCATTTACGACAGTTAGATCGCTGCCCATCGACTCCACAATCTCTACTCGTATTGAACTATACTTTACCATCCCCGCCCCACTTTACTCACCCGTAGCATATCGTCCGGCCATATAGCGAGGGAGGCATTACCCACACTCACAAGCCAATCACCGACACACCCATTCAACACATCATGCCCGACCGTGAAGGTGAATCGGACTATTTCCCTGTCCCGAATTACCGCGCCGCTTATCTTGCTAACATCTCCGTAATGCTTCATATGCCCGCCTCCCTATCCGCTAAAGCCTTTTGCACCCGTTCCTTTGCTATCTGAAAGTATTCATCATCCAGTTCTATCCCGATAAAGCGGCGGTTCAGCAGCTTGGCCATCTTGCCAGTCGTACCACTGCCCATGAAAGGGTCGAAAATCGTATCTCCTTCGTTTGACCAGCTTAGAATGTGGTCTTCGGCTAGTTTTTCAGGAAATGTTGCACTATGGTTTGTTTTATCATTTCCAGCACCAACAATATATTCAAATATATTTCCTTTTATTTTTTCCATTTTATAAGTTAAAACTTCACTTCTGTTGTGCCTTATACTGTGGTTATCATAATCTCTTGGCCTCTTAGGATTATACTTTTTTCCGCCTAGTTTTGTTGGTATTTTAATTGGATTAAAAGTGTTAGGTTTTCCTTTACTAAAAACAAACATATATTCAAATTCTTGCTCATATCTATTATGAGTTAAAGGTATAGGGTTAGCTTTTTGATATATCATCGTATCGTGCAAATTAAAACCACACTCCATAGCCCAAAGCGCTTGCTTAAAGCTAGTACCTGTCTCGCTGCCCTTAATCGTGGCGTCTCCAACAACCCACACCACAACACCACCACTGGCTGTTACTCGGTATAGCTCTCTAATAGCTGCTTTCCAAACATGCTCGCCCCACTGCTCGTTATTCCCGTTGTAGCTGCGTAGATTGTCGTATGGCGGGCTTGTTACTGTTAAATCAACACCACCATCGGGTATTTCTTTCATCCGCTCAAGGCAATCGCCGTGTAGTAGTTTAATGTCCATGCCGGCATTCTCCATCTCCTTCCGAACCAGCCAGTTCAGCGTGCGGGATACCGACGCTGATCTGTGCGTTCGGGAAATAAAATGATCCGCCGCAAGCCATATCGTTCTCGAAGGTATAACCCTCCCATCCGGGTTTGTTGCACCCCATGTTTGACGGTTCGTCTGCTCGCTTGTTGAAGTGCTTCACGTAGCAACAAGTGGAGCATTTCTTTTTGATGACTTTCCACTGTCCATCGACATAGAACTTCCCGAAAGTGTTTTTCATATCTTTATTCTCGTTAGTCATGAGTCACCTTTGACGTTGATTGTGGTTGTGGTCATTTCGCGCCCTCCGCGCAGAACTCCTTGTAAGACTCGACCGCCAGCTTTGCGCTTGCAAGCTCATCCTCAACTTCATACTCGCTTCCGTCCGCATTCGCTTGTCGCATTGCATTTCCAGCAAGCTCGATTAAATCCTCAAGCTCTCTCACGGCGGCCCTTAATACTTCCAACTCGCGAACGATGTCTTTCACATCGTCCCAATAACAAAGTTTCCCGTCTTCATCAAACTCGGTTCTCCCTGGAGAATATGGCGGCGTCTCTATCGTGTATCGCGGTATTTTGGGATACAGCACCCAATTCCCTTTCTGTGCCGCTGCATAGCTGTACTCGTCCTCGCTGACTACTTCGCCGGTCAGCGTGTTTTGATAATGTCTCATACTGTTCCCTTTAATTTCAACCATTCACCAAACGACTCACTACAATCAGCCATTAGGTAAGCCTGATACCGTGCGGCACTTCTTGATGGCTTGCGGATAACACCCATTCCAAGATACACAACTTCCCATGTAGGATGGGCATTCTTAATCACACCTGGTTTATCGTCATCAAAGTTAACCCCGATGTAATGCCCTCTGTCTTCCGCTATGATTCCGGGCTTGCCATCCACTGTTACACGCCTACCGATGCAGGCAGGCACACCATAGTAAGAACAAGCATATTCACAACTCATATTGTTCTCCTTGTGGGGGCGGTCGTTGAATTGTCCTTCTTCTGGCTTCTGCGTTTGTAGTTTAGCCGATTTGCTTTGTTTTGGCACTCTTGACACATCAACCGATTTGCTTCCCGCTCTTTCCCACAACTGGTACAACGGCCTTCAACTACCGCGAGTAATTGATGCCTCCGCTGCCTAGATACTCCCATGCTTATGTTTGCACTAGCTAAAATATTACCCAGAACCTCACTTTGTTCTTGGATTTGTCTAAAGATTGGTTCTCTCTCGGCTAGTATTTCTACGGCGTTTCTGTCGCCTAGCTCTTTGTTTTTTCGTGCCCCCCAGCGTTGCGCACGGGTTTCCAGTACAGCAACTCTTTTCCACATTAAATTTATTTCCCGAATCATGCGCTCGGTCTTTACCAACATCCCCTTGGCTTCTTGCTCTGTCATAATCTCCCTATAGTAATTTCAGTTGTTTGTTTTCAGCATACAATCGTTCACAACATTATCTCGAAACCGCCACCGTTGAACAAAAGGTAGAAAAACCTCATGCTCTTTGTGTGCCACGGGCGACGGTAAACTGCCCATCCAAAAAACGTTGAAGTATGTAAACCGCCACCGTTGAACAAAAGGTAGAAAAACCTCATGCTCTTTGTGTGCCACGGGCGACGGTAAACTGCCCATCCAAAAAACGTTGAAGTATGTTCTTTGCACCATTCACGTCATACAGCATACTCAACATACCGAGTCCTTCGTTTTTCTTTCCCACCATTCAACTGATAATTGTGTCTGCGACAATAACCGTTGCTATGATGTTTTGCTTTGCAACCCTCAACAGAACACAACCGACCTTTCACAATCAGCCGGATGTCGCCCTCTGGAGTATTCAAAAGCTCCATAGCGGCATCGTGCTTTCGTCTCAAAAACAAATCCGCGTCAGTATACAGCCACTGTACGACGCTACGGCATTGCATCCTACCTGAAACTCGAAGAGTTCGTATATTGGTAGTTTTATCTCGTTCAGGGTGTGGAATTTCTATTGAGCAACGCACCCCAAGTGTATCCTCCAGTATGGCAGAAATGTCGCAACAAAAATCTTCGGTTCCCACAACGGAAAGTCCTCTTTCCCCAACCCAGCCATCGCCATCAACGTACCCACGAATAAAATGCCTGTGCAGCTTTGGATTGAGCCACTGAGGGTAGGTAAGCGTAAAGGTCTTACATTGAGTGAGACCTAACTTTAACAACCTATCACTTATCTTTTTACTACAAACAGACAGTCTATATTGAGGCGTGTTTCTGCGATAACTGCTTTTGTGAATGATATGTTGCAGCGGTTTATCTGTTTTCAACTCACTTGACAATCTTTCAAGAATCTCCCTGTCTTTTTCTGCCAAAGACAAAACCACGGTATTCCTTTTTGTATTGTGATAACCGTCAGCATACAGAAAACCAAGTATGTACGCCTGATTCTCTTCAATAGCGTCGAAGTATTCCTCGTCAATCGTATATTTCCGGTTCAATTCACTAATTGGTTTGGCAATATATCCCCGCCGATTGAGCAGTCCTTTCATCGCCCTCGGGCTAATCCCATAACGCCTTGCCAGCGAAGTGAAGGTATGCTTCTCAGTCTCATACAGAGAACACGCCTCTATCTTTTCCGAATCTGTCAGTCGTTTGTGTCTCATGCTAATGCCTCCTTGAATAAAAGGTTCAACTTTACATTAGCACAAGTATCCACAAAATGCAAATCATCTTCTTGGTCAGCATCATCCGCATGACCGCAAGCAGTACACTTAAATACTTCTCCATTCCTTGACTTCTTGTCGATTGCTCCACAAGAATTGCACGTTTGAGACGAATATGCGGGTTCAACGAAAACCAAATGCACACGGTGCATCTCAGCTTTCTCCACCATCCGTCTATAAATCAAGTCGATATTCCAATTTCCAAGTAACTTTCGAGTCGCCTTTCCAACGCGTCCTCTGGTCTTCTGTGTTATGTTCAGGATATTCTCCATCACCACAACATCAGTATCCCAAGGGAATCTGTTGGTCACGAATCCGATGTAGTCTTTAATCTCCTTCCTCGTCTGGTTCCAATTACGTGAGTTCTGTTTTCTCCTGTTCAGCTTGTCCAGCTTTGAACGTAACTCCGTTCCAAGCTTTTCTCCATCGCTGGTGGTCAGCAGTTTGTTTATCCCGATGTCTACACCAACAGCTTGCCCCTGCTGACCTGCCTTTGGGTCTTCCTTCTCCCAAAACACATCAGCATAGTATCTGCCCTGACTATCTCGTCGGAGGCATATGGACTTCCGCTGCGTCCACCCTGCCTTCTCAAAGTGTCTGCTTCGCTCGTGATGCTTCGTTGGAAGTATGAGACTTTCCCGATTACCGAAGATGCTACCTAAGCGTATCCATAAATCAAATTCCGAAGACTTGTCCGCATCCTGAATACGCACAAGGTCGGAGTTCAGGTCAATCGTGTTTCCATTGAACACCGGCATCTTTATTCGGTGCCTAAATGCCATTCCTTTTGACCACTCAGACCATCTTGCAGACAGAATACCGAGTATATCACGATTGCGCTCTTTAGCTTTACTGTAGGCTTTCTTGTACGCTTGATAAATCTTCTGCTTATCCCTCTTTGCTACAGACTTGAGTATCTTTATCGCTTGATTGGCAGCACATTTCCGAGCTTTGCCCATCATCCAAGAATCAATTTTGCCGTAGACCTCGGCATTAGCTTTTCCGGGCAGCTTGTCGGAATTCCAGTACAATTCGATGAAGCCATTGACGACACGAGCATACTCGGCAAAGAACGAATCCAGCTTTTGCCGCTTCGCCGCCGTAGCGAACTTCAATGTATGCTCTACACGCCGTATCATTCCTGTTCCGCCTCTTTTTTCTTCGGAACAAATACCCAGCGAAACCCACCAGCAGATTTATATTTACCACTTATGTTGAGGGAAATAGAGGCATTACGCACACCCGTACATCTCTCTGCCTCTCTTGCTGAGCTATATACCACCCCTGTCTCCACACACATAACCGGCTTACCATTTTTCAATCCTATCTCTCTTTTAGCTTTTTCCGACATCTGTTTTCCATACATTCCATTCTTTTCGCCAGTGTTGCATTCTGATATTCTTTGTTTGACCTCATCTGTTTGTTTTTTGCCGTACATGGGATTCTCTTTGCCGAACCGATGGGTTCCATACATTGGGTTACGCTTCCCTTTTCGCATCTCAGACAGTTTTTGCTTTGTAGCATCAGATGCTCTCATTTCCGTATGTTTTTGTGCTATCTTTTTCTTTGTTTCTTCAGAGTGTTTTTTCCCATACATTCCATTCTTTTCGCCGGTATTGGCAACAGATATTCGTTTCTTAACATCGTCAGAAAAGATAAATTGGTCTCCACCGGATTTCAGATTTACACAGTTAGTGTCTGTCTCGAACAGGTCGCCAACATATACCTCTTCGAGCTGATTAAGGACTTCAGGGTTGTCAGCAAAGGCTAACACTTCTCTTGTAAATTCCGCCAAGGGGTATTTCTTTAGAATCTTTTTCCAGACAGCACCACTGCCCCAGTAACTCTCATCTATTTTCCCGCCCTTTCTACATACCCGCTGCCCAATGTAAAATCTTCCTGAAGGTTCATGGGTAACTTTGTAGATATATCCGTAGCTCATGGAACCCTCCTCCAGTGATTCCCCCAATCGTCCTCAACCAACTCGTTCTCAAAGCTCTTTGGAAAGACCTCTTCAACGCATTCAATCTCGACACCGTGGCTGTTGAAGAATGCCTCAAAGACCTCAAAGCAAAATCGAGTTAATCGGTCTTTATATTCAATCACAACCAAATTGATTTTATGGTCTGCCACCAATTTGAACAGTTTCTTTAGATGTGGTCGCTTGGCTTTCATACCTGAACAAACGTCTACCAACACTGCCTCTACCTTGTATTCCTTTACCGCGCAGTGTTCGAGAAGCCTCACCTTTTGGCGGTCGAGGTCACCCTTCTGTTTCTGGTCTTGGGAGGAAACTCTGGCGTAGACAGCCACTTGGTTCTGAGACGCTGATTCTCGTACAGTGCCTTGAAGTTTCTCTATATCAGATTGGCGATAACGACGGTGACCACCTGCCGTGCGTAGGGCGATTAGCTTCCCGTCATTATCCCAAACTTGGAGTGTCTTTTTAGTCACTCCAAGCCTCTGGGCTGCATCACTAACTGTTATCAGTCTTTCCATCTTCACTCCCAAACATCTCCTGAAACTTCTTTACCCATTCGTCGTACACTTCTTGAAAATCTTCAAGAGACGGAACGTCTTCAAGTTCGATTGGGTGGTCATAAACTCTCCCGCCCTCCAACTCGAACTCTGTTTTCGTCACTCGAACAACCTTCATAGATTTCACCTTCATTTAGTTTTCTCCTTTAATATACGCCATAACGGGGCGATTGTCAATATCGTTTCCCTACTTTTTTCAACTTTTGTTCATGCTTTGGGCTACTGTTAACCAACCCGCTACACGTATAAAATTACCCATCAATCTTTCTTCCTTCGCCAAAAACTATTCCTAACAAATTTGCCAGACTCAAAGCCCTGTAACAAAACCACCTCTCGGTTAGGTGGTGCTGCCTTCTTTCTAGCCATGATGCAATGAACCCGTGTTATTCTGTAGGCTTTTTCATCGTCTGTCTGCGAGATACCAAATACGGCGGTAGCATGGTCTAGTTTGCGCCTATCTTCGTTTACATGTACTGCCCCCACGGATGTTTGACCATATGCTGATCTATTTGCTTGTGTGACGGTTACTATGCATGGCCTGTCCCCTGTTTGTGATAGCTTCCGCAGTTGTTTCCATCGTGCATTTTCTTTATGCCGTTCTTCAGATGCTTTTACTCCCGCTTCTAGTCCCATAATATCCGCATAGTCGATTAACACTATATCTGGTATAAAACTCTTTGCTTTATACACCTCAAGGATGCGTTCAATTTCGCTGCATGTTAGTGTGTCTGTCGGGTATGCTCTGATGATAAACTTGTTCTTGCCATTGCGCCGTTTGCTTATTTCTTTGTGACGATTTAGTCCTGTCCAACCCTTATATTTTACCGAGCGAGTTTCATAGTACCATGTCGGAGTAAGGTCGGCATGCTTACGAACTGCTGTACAAGGGGTGTATCCTAGGGGCATATCTCGCAGCATGTCTTCTGGACTAGCATATTCTGTCATTAGCTCTTCAACCGTTTTAGGCAAGGCAATGTTGTTTGTGCAATATGGGCATTCTCCACGCTGATGTTCTTTGGAATCTAGTACGGGGTAAGCAAAGTCACCTGAATACTGCTCTTCACTGGCAATATCACCAACCGACATGATGTGCCCGATTCTATTTGCCGAATCTAGCTTATCCATGTCTCCAGCGGTCAACAATAATACGTTCTTTCCTGAATTATACGCCACGGAAGCTAACGTAAATAGGCACCATGTTTTGCCTACTTTCGCTGTAGCTAGGAAGAAAACAAGCCCACCTCTTTTTATGTGTGGAGAAACTAAACTTCCAAATGCCCCACCCATCACCACTAGGGGTTCATCGTTCGCCATAGACGCAGCCATTAGCAAATCGTCCATATCTAGCACGCTGAATTCCTCTGCCCCAACATCATCTACAGGGGGGGCTGACCGTAAAGCTTGCTCGGCCCTCGAAACATCACCTGAATCTAGTGCGGAAGATAGGCTTGATTTGGTTTTCTCTAATGATTTACGCTTGAGAAAAGTAATTGCATTGTCTATTTCGTATGCTGCATTGAAAATCTCCCCAAGCTCTAGCCCGTCAATAAAGTCTATGATATCCCCTAAATCCTGATCAGCTAGCACAAACTCTTTTTGGTTTTTGTCGAGAAAATCCAGAATATATTTTTTAGATGGCGCGGTCTTGAACTTCTTAAAAAACGCCAAAGCTGCGGAAATAATGGAATCTGCCCACGGTACAGGTAATAGCCCCTGCCAATTCGGGATAGTAGCAAACGCCCTAATATACTCATCCGAACAAATTACGTTACGAACTATATCTCTGGTTAGAACAACATCTAACGACACATCTTCAATTTCTAGTTCCATTATCGGTTCCTAAACATATTGAGCACATCGAACACATCCACAACCGCAGCCCATTCCTCGATTGGAACAAATGTCTTGTACGAATACTTACTGCGGTATGCTGCGCACAAATCTGGGATGGCGAGTGCAGGTAAAATCTTATTGAGTATCGAATTCTCTTTATCTGCCACGGGTAATTGTACAAGGGCATCAATCGAAAATGAGTCACTGTGCCTGCAAAATAGTGCCAAAATCAATGTTGTGGTGTACTCATTTAGCCAGCCTAGCTCTGTGCTTGTTTCTCCCTTCGTCCGCAACATAAGCAAATCAGTTATTACATCAGAAATGCAAGACTCAAACGGAAACATCACGTTAGGAAAATATATTGTGTTGCCCCTAAAAATAAAGAACTGCGCAATGCTCCCCACTAGCTCCAAATCATAGCTATGCATCTTGGAAGAATTGTACTTGATGCGTGAAATCTCTTCTTCCCTCTCGGCAAATCTCTCTTCACGAATCTTCTTTGTTTCTTCGTCTAATTCAGATGTCCGTTTGCGTTTTGCTTCTTTCTGGATTGAGTTTTCTTCAATGGCGGCTTCCCATCTTTGTTGGTTTAGCCAGGTTGTCATCATTGGGATATAGCCACTTAGCCACTGTCTTGTTGTTTTCTGGTGCTCGATAGCGGAAATAATTACATCGATAGGTGGTAATACACCCTTTTTGCGTAGCCTTTCCCATGACTGAAATGGCTTCACATATCCCTGATGCCTGTCTTTTGGATATGCCTGATAAAAAGCTAAAAAGTCTGCGGAGTATTGTGCTTGCAGCTTTTCTTGTCTTGTTTGTTTTGCGTTCATAGCCTTACCCATATATACCAACTCGGATAGCTGAACTCACTATTATTTTTGAATTATTTTAGTTGAACAGAGCACAACTGAACAGAGCGGAACACCTACTGAAAACAGCACTGAAAAATAAAAACATCTAGATGGCGCCCGAAAATGTACACGGTTTTTATTTGCGGGGAACTATAGTTTTTCGCCCACCAAAGATGTGTGTATTTTTGGCGGGAAAGTATATATAAATTCTTGTTTGTTTCGGGAAATATATTGCATTTGGTCATGGTCTTGGACATGGTGAAAATACGTGGTTTATGTCGGGAAATATATATTCTGGATAAATTTAGTTCAAAAGTGAAAATTCAAAGAAAAAGAAATAAAAGGTTTCTCTCTCTCCCCCTTTCTTCCCCCCTTTTCTCTTTCCCCTCACCCCTATCTCTTAACCCCCCTATAATCCCCCCTCTCTCTTTTCCAAAACAAAGAAAAAGAAAGGTGTGTTTTTAATATCTTTTTAATTAGAATTGTATGTTTGCTACTAGAAAAATTTATTATGCGCGCATGCGCGTATACATGTGTGCGTGTATGCCAGAAAAAACACAAAAACAGCAAAAAGTGCCAAAATATAGTTTGTGATTTTCCATATACTCGCTAAAACGCCCAAAATAGCCCCCCCCCAGAATCGCTTTTGCCCCTAAAACCATACTTGCCCATAGACCCACCCCCCTAAACGCAAAATAGATAGCAAAGAACGCCACTGCGCCCCACTGTAGGAACTTACTTGCTCTGTGTTTGTCAGTTTTCCCCATCAATAGCCCCCAGTAATCCGCAAAAACGCCACAAATGCCCCTAGAATCGCTTTGAGTAATAAACCTATGCCCGCCTATAGCCTCCGACGCAAAAACGCAAGGATACCCACAAAGAATCGCACCTTGCCCTATAACAGCGGCATGTTCTCTCGGGTTTTCTGTAGTCTAGCCTTCGCCATAGTGCAATATTCGGCATTTTTCTCTATCC